CAGACCCTATGGATAACATGGAATGCGAGTTGTTTTATATCAATTATGAGTATGAAACGCTCATAAAATTAATCATGAAAAAGGCCACCTTTGCAGAGGCAGCCGAAGAAAAAATTACTCAAGGACAGTCTAACACAAGCGTATGGAGTTTGGAAGATATTATGAGAAATGAGGGCTAAACATGCCAAAACTAAGCAAAGAATCAGAACGAGCTATTATCACTAATATTCTCAGGGCGTTGGTGGGTGTCGGGAGTGAGTAGAAATCCTAACGAGATCGAATTTGACCCTAATCTCGAAGATAATCCAATGGAAAATAAGGAGGAACAGCCAAATGAAAGCCAAGACAATCAAAGCGGTTCTAACGAAAAAGCATAAAGATTTTATCGCCACAATCGAGGATGAGGAAGTCCGTAAGCTAGTCGACAAGAATTCCATTATTACTGGTGGCTCAATCGTTTCAATGTTACTCAGCGAAGATGTCAACGATTTCGACTACTACTTCACTGACCGGAACACTTGTGAAAAGGTTGCTAATTATTATGCTGGGCAATTCAGTAAATCGACTAAGCAATCGGTTGAGGTTAAAACTTCGGAAGCTGGCAGGGTGAGCATCTTTATCTCAAGCAAGGGAATTGCGGAAGAAGAATCCAGCAATGAAACTGTAGATGAATTCGACAACCTAGAGCTATCAGAAGCTATTGTGGATGCCGAAGCGCAGGAAAAGCCCGAATATAGGCCAATCTTCCTTTCGTCAAATGCGATTACCTTAGCGAACAAAGTTCAACTAATCATTCGGTTTTATGGAGAAGCAGAAGAAATCCACAGTAACTACGACTTTGTTCACGCCACTTGCTATTGGGAATCGAAGAACGGAAATCTTGTTTTACCTGCAAAAGCACTCGAAGCGATTATAACGAAGGAACTTGTTTACTCAGGCAGTAAATACCCTCTAGCTTCTATTATGCGAACTAGAAAGTTCATTCAAAGAGGATGGTCCATAAACGCAGGACAGTTTTTAAAGATGGCATTGCAGCTTAATATCATGGAATTACTAGATATAAATGTTTTGGAGGAACAGCTTACCGGAGTTGATAGTGCTTACTTTTCACATGTAATCGATGCGATAAAAGCAAAGAAGGGCGAAGATCCCGAGTACAAGGTTGACAATAGTTATCTGTTTGAAGTTATTAATCGGATATTTTAAGGAGGAAAACAATGACAAAAACTGATATTCGCCTACAGTCATTAACTCTGAAAAACTTCAAAGGGGTGAATAGATAATGACAATTGCCATGTACGAGCTCTCACAGGGGTATCTGGCCATTCAGAATATGATCGATGAAGAATCACCAGACCAAGACATTCTCAACGCTCTACAGACCATCGAGGGACAAATTGAAGTAAAGGCTGCTAGCATGGCCGGACTTATGAAATCTCTTGAATCAGAAGCAGATATGCTGAAAATGGAAGAGAAAAGGCTATCGCAACGCCGGAAGGTCCGGGAAAACGCAATAACCAATATCAAGTCGTATTTACAAGGGGCAATGGAGCAGATGAGTATGGATAAAATAAAAACTCCTGCATGGACATTCACTATCCAGAACAATCCTCCTGCTGTACAAATTATGAACGAGGATGAGATACCTGGTAAGTACCTGACGTTGATACCCGAACGGTATGAGGTTAACAAGAAGTTAATTGCCGAAGCGTTGAAATCGGGCGAAGAAGTCAAGGGAGCCGAATTGAGCAGGGGAAGGAGTTTGAGAATTAGATGAGCGATAACTTAGCTATCTACAACCTAGTGCGCCAACCACCAAAAGAGGCACTCAAGGAAATTCAAGCAGGGCGCATGAAGGGGAAGTCGGACATAAACCCCATGTGGAGACTCAAGGTGCTTACTGAGAACTTCGGAATGTGTGGAGTAGGGTGGAAGTATGTCATAACAAAACAATGGCTTGAGACAGGCGGCAAAGAGGAACAGGCGGCATTCGTCAATATTGATTTATTCGTCAAAGTTGAAGGTGAGTGGTCGGATGCAATACCTGGAACCGGAGGAAGTTCATTTGTGGCAGCAGAAAGTCGTGGGCTTTATACCTCAGACGAATGCTTCAAGATGGCGTTGACTGATGCAATATCGGTAGCTTGTAAGGCTCTAGGGGTTGCAGCAGACGTTTATTGGAATAGCGATAGGTCTAAATATGACAAGGCACCAGACGTAAAGCCAGTGGTTAAGCCATCAGAAACAAAAGCGATAACCCCAACTACTCAACAGGTTGCAGCGGTTACAGGCCCTATAAAATGGCCGGCGTTTTGGGCAGGAATGGCTAAATTGGGCTATAGCGAATCAGAAGTACACGCCTTTGCTAAAGTTGAAAGCTTAAAGGAATGGTCCAGAGAAATGCTGGATGAGTTAGTTTCTGATCTTAGAAAAGCAAAAGCTAATCCTCCTGCTAATATCCCGGCTGCCGGAGAACTTTATCAAAGTCCAAATAAGTAAGAAGTAGAAATAAGGGGTGGATTAGTCTGCCCCACTTTTACAAAGGAGGAACCAAAATGAACGGCACAATATATCTAACCCCCCAAGACTACGATCAGGCCAAGCAAAACGGAATCAGCTCACATCTCTTAGATTATAGAGTAAGAATCACAGCATGGGATAAGGAAAGGGCAATAATAACACCTGTCCAGAAACGGAATGCGAATGATAAATGGATAAAGATCGCAGAGGAAAACGGCATCAGCTATGTTACCTTTCATTCGAGGATACACGCATTGGGATGGTCACTCGAAAGAGCATCTACAGAAGCCATATTGGATAGGCACAAAAGCATGGCGCAGGTCGCACAAGGGCGTAGGGTGTATCCATTAGAGCTACTAGCCAAGGCTAAAACTAACGGCATATCTTATGCGACTTTTCAGCAGAGAGTATATCGACAGCATTGGAGCATGGAAGATGCTGCCACGATACCTATCATGACAAAAAGTGAGATATTGAGGATCAAAAGGAATGAGTACGGAATTGCAACGAGGGAGTTGAGGGAAGTATGAAGATAAGTTTTTTAAAAATAAAGGGTGATTGGCAAGAAGTTAAAGATGCTGCAATGACAACCATCGGCAAAGATGCTGGTGCTTCTCCTACAAGTGAATGGAAAAGAAGAATGCTCTTATGTGAACACTCTCCTATTCGGAAACTTATTGTCAAGTGGAAATGGCAGGGGTTGTTATGGTTCGTGCAGACTCACTTCACAAGACACCATGTAGGAGTAGAGTGGCAGGTTAGCACTAGCAGGACGGATAGGACCGGCATAGACCGCACTGAGACTGGCTCACAGGCTAATCCTGTGGATGTCGAAGGTGAAGCGAATGCACAGGCGATTATCAATATTTCTAGGAAGAGATTGTGTAGTCAAGCGAGTACAGAAACTAGGGTTGCGTGGAGATCGTTCTTATTTGAATTAGCTCGCGAAGAACCGGAAATAGAGAAGGTGGCGGTCATAGATTGCATTTATCGTGGATATTGCTACGAGTACAAGAGCTGTGGATACCATAAGACTCCGGCATTCCAAGTTGAGTTGGCGAGATATAGAGAGGGGATAAATTAATGCTAAAAACATGGGAAGTTTACAAAATCGCGTTGGAAAATCCAAAGGCTAGATTCACTAGCAAGAATTCTCCACTTGTGTATTTTTTCGAGAATGATAAACCAAGGTTCATGATTAGTGATAAAAGTGGAGGATCAGAAGTATCTTATGACTTGCTTGATCTCAATGGAGAATGGGAATTGAAGCGTGAACCTGTTGATTTTATGACTGCCATTAATAGTGGAAAGAATATAAAATCATGTACCAATGCAAGTTTCCATTCTGTAGATTGGTATCTTAGAATCGGTTGCGCATTGGTAGAAATTAATGGCCTATGGGAAATCGAATAGATAAAAAAAGGCCGGAAAGATGTCACTCTTTCCGGTTGTCCTTCCTCTTATTATTCCAATATGTTTCTAGTCCAAGCTGAACTAAGTCACGAATAGCGACAGCCTTGGGAGGCAGACCCCCAACGTCTGAGCGGTATTCATCTATCTTAGTCGCTAAAGGTTCAGGGAGTACAAAGTTAAAGCGATTCAAGTTATCCTTAGCCAAAATTATCACCCTTTCTAAATTAATTATCAACTCTCTATAGTATAGCACAACTTATACCTTTTATGCACCATGTTAAAATATACAAACGACACAACTTGTGTTATACTGTAGATATAGGAAGGAAGTGGGTAGGCATGGATTGCTCATTAGAAGAAAAGTATATCCTCTATGTTCACACTGTACCAAACGGTAAGAGATATGTTGGGATAACTATGATTAAGCCAAATAGACGATGGGTTAATGGTTTTGGGTATCATAACCAAGTGTTTTATAGGGCTATTAAAAAATATGGTTGGGTTAATATTAAGAGTGAAATCGTGCGCGAGGGATTAACCAAGGCGCAGGCGGGGGAACTTGAAATGGAATTAATTTCATTTTATAAAAGCAATAACCCTGAATTTGGGTACAACATTGCTAACGGAGGAAGTATTGTCGGGACAATGAGTCAAGAGACTAAAGATAAGATATCCAGGACCAAGAAGGGTAATACTCATAATTCTCCCGAAACTCGGGAAAAAATGTCTTTAGCCAAAAAAGGAAAATCTATACCGAGGGAGACGGTTGAGAAGATGAGAATCTCAAACACTGGTAAGAAAAGGAGTCAGGAATTTAGGGAAAATTCTAGATTGATTAACATCGGCAATCGAAATAGCAAGAGATCGATAGACCAATATGACAAGACTGGAATATTCATGAGGACATGGGATGCGTTAACGGATGTTTTCATGGAGTTAGGAATCGACCAAAGTCACCTGTCGAAAGTGTGTAGGGGAAAGGTAAAAACAGCAGGAGGTTTTATGTGGAGATACTCTGATGACGTAAGGGAGGGATTACTATCCCTAACAGGATTTTGAAGGAGACAATCTGTACTAGTGAGAATCTAAACTCATTAGAACCGGAAGCTGAGATTTTCCTTTATCGCCTAATTGTCACTTGTGATGATTACGGAATATTCTTTGCGAATACTTCGATACTGAGAGCTAAATGCTTCCCATTACGGATCGATAAGATTAAAGACAAAGATGTCGATAAGTGGTTGAAAGCATTGGTCAGTGCTAATTTAATTTTCATCTATGAGTACGAAGGCCGGGAATACCTAAAATTATCAAAGTGGGAGAGTCACCAACAAGTGAGGGCAACTAAAAGCAAGTATCCTACACCAGATATGGAAGGTATACGCATGATATCCATTGATATCAATTGTATTCCATTACAAGCAAATGCACCCGTATTCGTAAGCGTAAGCGAGATAAGTAATAGGGATAAGGTGGCATACGCTTCCAATGTCAAGATGAAAGCAGAGGAATATTTAAAACTTTGTGAAGAGTTTGGCGAAGAAATGATATTAGGGAAAATAGAGGATCTTAATAACTGGAAAGGCGGTAAGGGCAAGCAAACCAAGGATGATTACTTAACTATCCGTGCATGGATTAGGAAAGATGCCAAGTCATCTCAAAGGATGGACAAGCCCAAGGGAAGAGTTGGCGTAACTGTAGCAGAGGATCCCGGACCAAGGAGGGATGATATGTAAATGGATAGTGATGAGTTAAAGGAAATATTAGGACAATCAGCAAAGGAAATAATTGCTCAAGGATTAGGTTTTTATGTTAATAAATCAGGCAAGGTGCTTTGCCCATTACATTCGGAGAAAACTCCATCAATGAGTTGGTTCAAAGACGGGATGATGTGGAGGTGTCACGGATGCGGTGAGAAGATCGACATTTATCGCTACTACACAGAGTTTGAGGGAATGAGTTTCGTAGAAGCAAAAGAGAAGGTGATGGACTTGACAGGGCAAACTGAGTTAAAGGTATTCGCTCAGACTAACCGAGCGGTAAAGAAAGAGTATGACCTGCCAATCATAAAGACCAGAGAATTATCTCAGAGCGCGATTGACCTCATGGAAGTTCGGAAGATAGCAAAAGGAACATTGCTTGACTGGAATGTCGTGGAGTCAACGTGGAACGGAGTAAATGTCTACGTATTCCCCTACTATCGCGACCAAGAATTTGATCTAATACATGTCACTTACAGAGAAATCAAAGCAGGGGGATTCAAGGGAGGATGCGAGAAGAACACTGAGTCTATCCTCTGGGGAATGTGGCATTGCGTGAAGGAAAATCCCCTAGTTATCACAGAAGGACAGCCGGACGCAATGGCAATATGGCAGAGCGGATATAAGAACGTAGTAAGCGCACCAAGCGGAGCAAACAACCTTACATGGATAG